GAAAGACAAGTTGAAAGTTTAGGAGATGGTACAGGAGAGTTTTGCTGGCCTAGACAACAAAGATCAGACGGTAGATGGTTTGGGTTTGACCGTACAATCTTATCTCAAAAACGAGGAAAGTATTTAGATAGAACACAGTTTTATGCTCAGTACTATAACAATCCTAATAACCCAGAAGGTTCTGGAATTAACCCAGATAAATTTCAATACTACGATAAAAAGTTCTTGACACGTAGCGGTGGTGTATGGTATCATAAGTCAGAACGATTAAATGTTTTTGCATCTATTGACTTTGCTTATAGTTTAAGTAAGAGAGCCGATAGTACTGCTATTGTTGTTATAGGTGTTGATAGTTCTAACAGTTATTATATTTTAGATATAATTAGATTTAAAACAGAAAAGATTGTAGACTACTACAACGAAATTTTAGATGCTCACACTAAATGGGATTTTAGAAAAATACGAGCTGAAGTAACAGCAGCACAAAAAGCAATTGTACAAGAACTTAAATATTCTTATATTAAACAAAATGGTTTAGCTTTAAGTATTGATGAACACTCTCCTAATAGACACCAAGGTTCTAAAGAAGAAAGAATACGTGCAATACTAGAACCTCGCTATGACAACTTATCTATTTGGCATTACTACGGTGGAAACTGTCAAATACTAGAAGATGAGTTAATGTCAGAAAACCCACCTCACGATGATGTTAAAGATGCTCTCGCAGCAGTTATAGAAATTGCAATACCTCCTTCACAGGGAATGAAAAATAAACATAACAATAATGTTGTCCCTATTTTTAATTCTCGGTTTGGTGGCGTAGCTTACGGTTAAAATTTTTTTGGAGTTATTATGGCAGGAAAAACTTTAGACATTGTAGACATCATTGAAGGTGTAGATCAATTTGCAGAAGCAATTGCAAATCAATTTGTAGAATGGAATACCCTACGTGAAACATGGGTAGATGAAAAAAAAGAACTACGTAATTACCTTTTTGCAACTAGCACTAAGGATACAAGTAACAACAAACTGCCTTGGAAAAACAGTACAACTACTCCGAAGCTTACCCAATTAAGAGACAATCTTCACGCTAACTATATGGCTGCTTTGTTTCCTAATGACAACTGGTTAAACTACGAAGCTGATGATCGTGAAAGTGCAGATGGGGATAAACGCCGCATCATAGAATCTTACTTAAAAAATAAAACCCGTCAAGGTAATTTTCGTAATGTACTTTCACAACTTACCTATGACTTTATTGATTACGGTAATGCTTTTGCAAGTGTTGATTATTTTGATGAAACAAGAATAGACGAAGAAACAGGGGAAGAGTTCCCAGGTTTTGTTGGGCCTAAAGTTTTACGTATTAGCCCTTACGATATTGTGTTTAATCCTTTAGCCGCTGACTTTGATTCTTCTCCTAAGATTGTTAGATCAATTAAAACTTTAGGAGAACTTAAAGTTGAAATACAAGAAAATCCAGAAAAGGGGTACTTAGAAGATGTTTTTGAATTGGTCGTTAACAATAGGCAAAAAGTTCAATCAGCTAGTGAACAAGATACAGCAAAGTCAGAAGCGTACCAAATTGATGGGTTTAGCTCTGTTTATCATTATTATCAGTCTGGTTATGTTGAACTCCTAGAGTTTATAGGAGACATTTACGATCAAAATGAAAACAAACTTTACAAAGATCATATCATTACAATTGTAGATCGTAAACATATTATTCGTAAAATACCTAACCCTACTTGGCGTAAATCAATTGTACGTCATGTAGGTTGGCGTTTGCGTCCTGATAACTTGTATGCAATGGGGCCACTAGATAATTTAGTAGGTATGCAATACAGGATAGATCATCTTGAAAACTTAAAGGCTGACGTTTTTGATTTGATTGCTCACCCAGTAATGAAAGTACAAGGTTACGTAGAAGACTTTGACTATGGCCCTAACGAAAGAATTTATGTAGGTGATGATGGTAATGTAGACTTTATTCGTCCTGACCCTACAGCTTTAAATGCAGATACTCAAATTGCTGTAATGGAACAACGAATGGAAGAAATGGCTGGCGCACCTAAACAAGCTATGGGTATGCGTACACCAGGAGAAAAAACTGCATTTGAAGTACAGTCTTTACAAAATGCTTCAGGTAGAATTTTTCAAAATAAAATTAATTACTTTGAACAAATGTTTGTAGAGCCTTTACTTAATGATATGTTATCAGTTGCAAGACGTAACTTAAACTCTAGAGATGTAGTCAAATCTATTGATGATGCATTAGGAGTACAAATATTTGAAAACATAACTAAAGATGATCTTACTGCTAACGGTAGAGTTTATCCTGTAGGAGCTAGGCATTTTGCAGCTAAAGCTAATCTTTTACAAAACTTAACGCAACTAGCATCATCAGCAATTGGTCAAGACCCTTCAATTAATATTCATTTGTCAGGTAAAAAAATGGCTAAGTTAATTGAAGAAGTTTTAGATTTAGAAAAGTATGGAATATACAAAGAAAATATTCGTATCTTTGAACAACAAGAAACCCAACAACTTGTTAACTCTGCTCAAAGAGAAGTAGATGAACAACAAGCTTTTGCAAATGAAATGTCTGGAGTACCTAATGAAGAACAACCTATCGACACTATGGCTATCCCACCTGAAGGACCAGAAGGACAAGGATAATTTTAAAGAGTATATATTAAACTCAAGCTCTATATGGGATAGGTTAAATTATATTTTAGATAAAAAAATTATACCACCAAAAGCTAGTGACTATGATTCTCCTTCTTGGTCACATTACCAAGCTGACAGTAATGGTTACAACAGAGCTATAAAAGATATTAAAGAAATTTTACCATTGACAATTAAACAATAATTTGTTATAATTAGGATAGATAATCATAGAAAGGACCAATATCTATGTCTGCATTTGACCAAAATAATACTACACCTGAAACCCAAAGTACACAAGAAACTTCTGAACAACAAATAAGTGCTTTTGATTCTTTAGTTGGAGAAGAACGTAAGTTTAAAAATGCTGATGATTTAGCGAAAGGTAAATTAGAAGCAGATAAATTTATAGATCAACTAAAATCTGAATTAAGTGGGATGAGGGAAGAGCTAGATAAACGGATGACCTCAGAAGAAGTTCTAGCTAAAATACAAGAAGAAACTAGAAATTCCGTCCAGCAGCAGGGGGAGAATACCACTCCTTCATTAAGCGAAGACAAAGTAGAAGAGTTGGTGAAAAAAACCTTGGAGTCAACTCGTACTGAAGAAACTAAACATGGTAATCTACAAGCTGTAGACAATAAGCTGGTAGAAATGTTTGGAGATAAAGCTGGTCAATGGCTAGTAACAAAGTCTCAAGAGTTAGGCGTAAGTCCTGGTTTTCTTGAAGATGTAGCTAAGACAAGCCCATCTGCTTTCTTCAATACTGTTGGGTTAAACGAACCTAACATTCAATCTAAATCAAGTGTAACAACTTCTTCAGTTAATACTGAAACACTACAAAATGTTACACAACAACAATCTGCCCAAGTTGGTACTAAAAAGTACTATGACAATATTAGAAAACAAGACCCTCGAAAGTATTGGACTCCTGAAGTACAGAATCAAATACTTAAATCAAGGGAAGAACTTGGGTCAGAAAAATTTTATGCTTAATGAATTACGAGGTAAGATAAAATGGCATTTACTACAAGCAATGTAGGTCATCTTACTCGGAGTGAAGTCTGGTCTTCTCAGCTAAAAGATGTGCTAGAAGACGATCTCATGGCCCAAAGCTATGTGAATTGGATGACTGAGTTCCCTGATGGTGACACTTTTAAGGTTCCTTCTATTGGTCAAGCCCAAGTAGAAACCTATGCAGAAAACGATGCAATTAGTTATGCACCGTTAGATACTGGTCAGTTTACGTTTACGATTACGGAATACTTGGCCTCTGGCATTTACATCACTGAAAAAGCCAAACAAGATATGTACTACATGAATCAATTGGTTTCCCAGTTTGTTCCTAAACAGCAACGTGCTATTATGGAACAAGTTGAAGCTAAGATTCTAGGTTTGGAATCAGAGCAAACTGCTTCAAACGCAAACGCTATTAACGGTGCAGACCATCGTTTTGTAGCTACAGGCACTAACGAAGTTATCACGGTTGCTGACTTTGCTAAAGCTCGTTATGGTTTGAAAAAAGCTAATGTTCCAGACACTAACTTGGTTGCAATTGTTGATCCTTCAGTTGAATACACGATCAACACTTTGACTAACTTGAGCAATGTTTCCAACAACGCAATGTGGGAAGGTGTTGTTTCTTCAGGTATTGCAACAGGTATGCGTTTTGTTAAAAACATTTACGGATTTGACGTTTATGTTAGTAACAACTTGGCTGATGCAAATGAACAGATTGGTGGGTCAGGCCCAACGACTGCTGCTGGAAAAGCAAATATGTTTTTCTCAGCTGCTCCTGATGTGCTTCCGTTTATTGGTGCATGGCGGCAAATGCCTAAAGTTGATAGCGAGTTCAACAAAGATAAACAGCGTGATGAATACGTTGTTACTGCTCGTTATGGCGTGAAACTTTTCCGTCCTGAAAATCTTGTCTGCGTTCTGTCAGACACAGATCAAGTTTAAAGGGAGGATTTGATATGACTGTTCATGTAAACTCTGATGGCCTTGAAGTTCTTTACGGTGCGTCTAAAGCTGTAAAGCGTAAAGGCGGTGATATGAAATCGTTTGGTGATCTTCACGAAGTAAGGATGACCATTACAGGAACTGAAGTAACTAGTGCTGATGCTCCTAACGATAAAAAAATTACCATCCCAAGTGGTGCTTATATTGAAGAAGCAATTCTTACAGTAGGTGCTACTGCTTTCACATCTGGTGGTTCAGCCACTCTTGACATTGGCGTTATGCTTGATGACAACGATGGTACGTTTAGTACTAAAGATGCTGATGGCATTGATGCAGCAATTGGTAAAGCTACTCTAGCTGCCAATGCTCGTATTGCTTGTAACGGAGCGTTAATTAACACTGTTGTTACAGATGGTAGTAATGGGCTACCTATGCCGATTTCGGTAGCATACGGAACAGCAGCTTTTACGGCTGGTGTTGCTGAACTAGTTATTCGTTATAAGCTTTCTCACGCTTAACGTATACCTAGTTTTTTGGATACTCAAGGTCAACTGGCGTAACATTATTTAGTTTGTAAGTCCATACCTTGAGTTATCTTTTTAAAGTTATTCAGAGGAATCAATGGCAAACGTACAACACGCAAGTTTAACTGGCTCTGATATCCACGAACCTAAAGGAGCTAATAGTGCTTCAGCAAACACAGTGTACGTTGCTAACGGTTCAGGTTCAGGCACTTGGCAAGCAGTAGCTTCAGGGCAAATTAATACTGCAAGTATAAAAAATTTAAATAAAAATTATATAACGTATACTATTCCTGATATATCTACAGCAGGGTCACACTTTGTTGTTACTCCAATTGCAGGAACAATAAACAAAATTTTTTCAACAATTAACAACGCAATTAGTTCTGCTGACTGTGGTTTAACTTTTGAAATTGCAGGAACATTAGTAACTAACGGTGCAATTACAATTGCTCATTCTGGTTCTGCTGCTGGCACTGTAGACAACTCAACCCCTAGTGGTCAAAAAACTTTAACAGCAGGACAAGCTATAGAAATTATTACCGATGGTGCAAGCTCTACAGCTTGTAGGGCTACTATAACTTTTGAGTTGGATGTAAGCTAATGGCAAAATTAACAGCAACAGATTTAACATCTCTTACAAATGAATCAACAGCTATTAGCCAAATAAATGCTAACTTTGCTGCTGTTGAAACAGCAATGGAAAAAACTTTAAGCAGAGATGGAACAACTCCTAATACTATGTCTGCTTCTCTTGACATGAATAGTCAAGCAATTGTAAATTTACCAACACCTTCTGCTGGAACTAACCCTGTAACTAAAACATATGGTGACGCTAACTACGGTGGTACAGCTGCAACTACAGCAACTACTAAAGCTTCTGAAGCAAGTGCTAGTGCTACTGCCGCAGCTTCTAGTGCGTCTACAGCATCTGGTCATAAAGATACGGCATTAGCACAAGCTACATTAGCTACAAATTATGCAGTTAAAGTTGATGGTGCTGCATCTGGATCAGACCACTCAGCTAAAGCTTGGGCTATAGGTGGTACTGGGGTTACAGACACAGCTTCAAAAGGAGCAGCAAAAGAATGGGCTATTGAAGATAATACTGTAGATGGTTCTGGTTATTCGGCTCTTCACTGGGCAGCTAAAGCTAGTGCATCAGCTACTTCTGCTTCTACTTCAGCATCTACAGCAACAGCTTTTAACAAACGATGGACAGCAGTAACACTTCACACTGGGGCAACTCTTAACTTAGCAAGGGCTGATGTAGGTACATACTATGTACTAGATACAAGTAGTAATGGCATTACAGTAAATCTTCCTAACATTGGGAGTGACTCAGATGAAGCTCTTGATGGGCAAATGTTTGGTTTTGAACTTAGTGATGCTACTAACCCTGTAACTATTACAAGAGGTGGTGACAATAACGATTATATGAATGGGGTAAATACAGCTAACTACACTGGTCTAACTACTGTTGGTCAGGTTATCCATTTTATTGCTGATGATGCAAGTCCTGATAATTGGCTTGTAACAATTATGTCTCAATCTTCTGATGCTTCAGCTACCGTTAAAGGGATAGTCGAACTTGCTACAGACGCAGAAGCAATTACAGGAACTGATACTACAAGAGCAACAACTCCAGCTAACGTAGCTGCAACATTTCCTACCATTAGGCAGATACCACAAAACAGTAAGAGTGCTGCTTATGATATAGTCCTAACTGATGCTGGTAAACATCTGTACCATCCTGGATCAGATACAGATGCTAGAACTTGGACAATACCAGCTAATTCTTCTATAGCATTCCCAATTGGGTCAGCCATTACATTTGTAAATGATACAAGTGCAGGAGCAATTACAATTGCAATTACCTCAGATGTGTTGGTTCTTTCTCCTGATGGCACAACAGGAAGTCGAACACTTGCTGCTAATGGTATAGCAACTTGCATTAAAATGACTGCAACAAGATGGATGATCTCTGGTTCGGGGTTAACTTAAATGCATCAGCAAATGTTATTTGCTAGTCTAGCTGGTGCAAGTGGTTACACCATAACTCATGCATTAGTGTTCGATGGCTCCGCTGATTATTTAAGTTGGACACCAAGTTCTGGCAGTACGAATACATCCATCACTTATTCTTTTTGGGCAAAACGTGTAGGACTGACAGCGTATGGTGCTGTATTAGGAGGATCATCTGGGGGAGGCAAATCAGACTACATAAGATTTTCAAACAATGATGCGTTTGAAACTATTGGTGACGATGGTAACGATTGGAG